TTGGAGATGAAGCACACCAGTTTAAATCAAAGTCATTAGTATCTATAATGACAAAACTTTCTGATGCTAAATTTCGTTACGGTTTTACAGGAACCCTAGATGGAACCCAGACACACAAGTGGGTTCTAGAAGGTTTATTTGGTCCTTCATATAAAATCATCAGAACAGAAGAACTGATGCAAAAAGGTCATGTTGCTAAACTGGATATCAATATACTGCTATTGAAACACCCACCGAATAAGTTTGAGACCTTTGAAGATGAGGTTCAGTATATTATTAATCACGAAAAACGTAATAAGTTCATCCGTAATCTTGCCCTTGATCTCAAAGGTAATACTCTAATTCTTTTTTCCAGAGTCGAAGGTCACGGACAACCTTTATATGAACTGATAAATAAAAATGTCAGTGAAGATCGTCATGTCTTCTTTGTTCATGGTGGTGTAGATACAGAAGACCGAGAAAAAGTCAGGGAAATTACTGAAAAGGAAAATAATGCAATCATCGTTGCATCTTATGGAACTTTTTCTACTGGTATTAATATTAAAAATCTACACAATGTCATTTTTGCATCACCATCAAAGTCAAGAATCAGAAATCTTCAATCAATCGGTAGAGTCTTAAGAAAAAGCGATAACAAAACAAAAGCAACTTTATATGACATTGCCGATGATATCAGTTATAAGTCAAGAAAAAATTATACACTCAATCATTTAATCGAAAGAATCAAAGTCTATAATGAAGAAAACTTTAATTATGATATTGTAAACATACCGCTAAAGAACTAATGGGAGAAGAGTTTTACGCAATCATTAAATTAGTATCAGGTGAAGAAATATTCTCATTGGTTTCTGTTGATGAGAATGATGGAGATCCTGTAGTTTTATTGCAAAATCCAATTATAATTAAACAAATTTCCAATGGCCATGCTACTTATTTAAAAGTTAAACCATGGATGGAACTTCCTGATGAAGATATCTTTATTATCAAACTTGATAAAATGCTTACAATAACGGAAACTAAAAACAAAAATTTAATTAAAATTTATCATCAATACATAAATGACTCTGTTGACGATAATAATCAATTTCTTCAAATGAAAAAATCTACTGGAGAAGTAAAGGTATCCAATAAAATGGGATATATTTCTTCAGTAGAAGATGCTAGAAGTTATTTGGAAAATATTTTTAAGTCGGATCTTAAAGATAATAAAGAAAGCTAAACCCTATCTTTCAACCAGGACAAAGGTAGTCTACACACATTTTTAGATCTTGTCAAGTGCTGTAACTGTGTTATAATAAACATATCTTATAATAGTGGATACCAATGTCATGCCAAAGAAAAAGTCAGAACATTATGTTAATAACAAAGAATTTCTAGAAGCTCTTGTCATTTATAGACAATCTTGTTTTAGGGCAAAGGAAGAAGGAAAACCAAAACCAAGAATTACGAATTATCTTGGAGATTGCTTCTTAAAAATTGCTACACACCTTTCATACAAACCAAACTTTGTGAACTACATGTTTCGGGATGATATGATATCTGATGGTGTTGAAAATTGTGTTCAGTACATTCATAATTTTGATCCAGAAAAATCATCTAATCCATTTGCATATTTTACTCAAATTATTCATTATGCATTTTTGAGAAGAATTCAAAAAGAGAAAAAACAATTAGATATCAAAACCAAGATCATCGAACGCACAGGTTTTGACGAGGTTATGATGGTTGACGATAGCTTGCTTTCTGGCAGCAGTTCAGACTATAATACGATTAAAGATAACATCACATACAAAACCAATCGATGAAGATTGCGATCATTACAGACACTCATTACGGAGCAAGGAAAGGATCCAAGTTCCTGCATGACTATTTTGAACTTTTCTATCAGAACGTATTCTTCCCTGCTCTTGAAGAACACGGGGTAGAAGCAGTCATTCATATGGGTGATGCTTTTGATAGTCGTAAGTCGATTGACTATCAGAGTTTGGAGTGGGCGAAGAGAGTTGTATTTGAACATCTGCGAAAGTATGATGTTCACATGATTGTTGGAAATCATGATTGCTATTATAAGAACACGAATAATGTAAACTCTCCAAGTCTTCTTCTCCAGACTTATTCCAACATTAAAACCTATAGTTCTCCACAAACCATTAAAGTTGGTGGACTGGATATTATGGTTCTTCCCTGGATCTGTAGTGAAAACTATGATGAGACTTTGAAAGAAATTAAAAAGTCCAAGGCAAAGATTGCTATGGGTCATCTTGAACTTCAGGGATTTCGTGTGAATCGAAATCTGATTATGGAAGATCATGGTCTCAAACCAGATATTTTTGATAAGTTCTCAAAAGTATTTTCTGGACACTATCATACTCGTTCCGATAATGGGAAAGTTTTCTATCTCGGAAATCCTTATGAGATGTTCTGGACAGATGTGAATGATAATCGTGGATTCCATATTTTTGATACGGAAACCCTCACCCATACTCCGATCAATAATCCTTATAAATTGTTCTATAACATTTATTATGAGGATACTCCCCATCAAATGTTTGATGCCACGGAGTATACAAACAAAGTTGTTAAAGTAATTGTTCGTAAAAAGACAAAACCAAAAGACTTTGAAAAGTTTATTGACAAACTTTATACTGCTGGTATTCAAGATCTTAAAATTATTGAAAACTTTGAGATTCAAGAAAGTGAAGATTTTGAAATTTCAGAAGACGAAAATACTTTAACAATATTGAACAGATACATTGAAGAATCTGAAATCAACATCGATAAAAATATTGTGAAGGGTATATTTCAAGATATTTACAGAGAAGCTTGCGAAGTAGAGTAATGTACCTCCTAACACTCAAAGGTAAAAAAGATGAAGGTGCTTATGCAGTACATGATGAACATGGTGAAAAAGTTTTGTTTATGTTTGAGGAAGAGGATGATGCAATACGTTATGCTTTAATGTTAGAAGATCATCCAGAATATGAAACTGAAATGGAAGTTGTAGAAGTTGACGATGAACTTGCAATTAAAACTTGTAAAGCACATAATTACAAGTATGCAGTAATTACTCCTAATGATATTGTTATTCCTCCTAAATCATGATCACCTTTAAAAAAATTCGTTGGAAAAATTTCCTGAGCACAGGCAATCAATTTACCGAAGTTGATTTCCAACAACATCACACAAACCTTATCATCGGAACAAATGGTGCTGGTAAGTCAACCATTTTGGATGCTCTGACATTTGTTTTGTTTAACAAACCATTTCGCAGAATCAATAAACCACAACTTTTGAACACTGTGAATGAGAAAGATTGTTTGGTTGAGATTGAGTTCTCTGTAAATAATCGTGATTATTTTGTGCGACGTGGCATTAAACCCAACGTTTTTGATATTGAAGTAAATGGCAATCCTCTCCATAAAGAAGCAGATGATCGTGCTAATCAAAAAATTCTAGAAGAAAATATTCTCAAGGTAAATTACAAGTCTTTTACTCAGATTGTGATATTGGGTAGTAGTACCTTTGTGCCTTTCATGCAACTGACAACTGCAAATCGTCGTGAGGTTATTGAAGATCTTTTGGATATTCGTATTTTCTCAGCGATGAACAGTATTATCAAAGATAAAATTAGAATTCAAAAAGAACAGATTAAGTCTTTGGAGTTGAAGAAGCAAACTCTTAAAGAAAAGGAGCAGATGCAGAAGGATTTTATTGAAGAACTTGAAAATCGTGGTAATGCCAATATAAATGCCAACAAAGAAAAGATTGCCAAGTTGGACACTGAAGTTGGCGTTTACATGACTGAGATTGCCAAGATTGAGGAAGATGTTTTTAAGTTTACGAAAGAGCAGGAAGAAGTTCTTGGTGCTGGTGATAAGTTAGTAAAGCTTAACAATCTCAAGGGTAAAATTTCTCAGAAAGTATCTGCAATTACCAAAGAGCATAAGTTTTTTACCGAAAATTCGGTATGCCCTACCTGTACTCAGACGATTGAAGAATCTTTCCGGTTAAATAGAATTACAGACGCTCAAAATAAAGCAAAGGAGCTCCAGAAAGGTTATCAAGACCTGGAAGAGACTATAAAATTAGAACAGGAGAGAGAGCGTCAATTTATTGCACTTTCTAAGGAGATTACGAAACTCAATCATGAGATTTCTCAAAACAATACTCGGATTAGCCTCAATCAGAGACAAATCAGAGACCTTGAATCTGAAATTCAAACTATTACCCAAAACCTTGCAAACCGAAATACTGAGCATGAGAAGCTAGAAGAATTTCAAACTAATCTCCAAAAAACATTCGAAGACCTCTCGACAAAAAAAGAAGAAATCGTTTATTACGATTTTGCCTATTCCTTACTTAGGGACGATGGCGTAAAGACGAAGATCATCAAGAAGTATCTTCCGTTCATAAATCAGCAGGTGAATCGTTATCTTCAGATGATGGATTTTTATATTAATTTCCATCTTGATGAAGAGTTTAACGAAACGGTAAAATCACCCATTCACGAAGACTTTTCTTATAGTTCCTTCAGTGAGGGTGAGAAAATGAGAATCGACCTTGCCCTTCTCTTCACTTGGAGAGAAGTTGCCCGAGTCAAAAACTCCGTTAATACCAATCTGCTGATTATGGATGAGGTATTTGATTCCTCACTTGATGGTTTCGGCACCGACGAGTTCCTGAAGATTATCCGTTATGTCATTAAGGATGCTAATATCTTTGTGATTTCTCATAAGGCAGACTTACATGACAAATTTGAAAGTGTCATAAGGTTTGAGAAAGTTAAAGGTTTTTCACGTATGATGTCCAGAGAATCACTAGGAAAATGAACACCCCAAACTGGCAGCACCATTCAAAGAAGGAGCAAAAGCGAAAATTGAAACCGCAAGCACTTCGCCAGGCAAAAGCACGACTGAGCCACTTTAAAAAGCGGCACATGACCTCCCCCAAAAGGGGAGGTTCTCTTGTATTATACGTTCATACGATTCAAGTCAAATGACCGTTCGCCACGAAATCAAGTCTCAACTTGCTAAACTTCTTGCTACCGAAGATCTTGTGGTTGAGCACAAGAAGGTAGAGACTGCCCAGTTCAATGTTCATACCCGTGTACTCACCCTGCCGATGTGGGAAAAGGCAAGTAACACTGTGTACGATCTGCTGGTGGGGCACGAGGTTGGACACGCACTTTATACTCCTGATGAAGATTGGTTGAAGGAGCACAAGATTCCTCCTCAATTTGTGAATATTGTAGAAGATGCTCGCATTGAGAAACTAATGAAGCGTCGGTATCCTGGTCTTGCTAAGACTTTCTTCAGCGGTTACAAGGAACTTGCTGAGGATGATTTCTTTCAGATTGCCGATGAGAAGATTGATGAGATGAATCTTGCCGACCGTGTAAACCTGTGGTTCAAGATTGGTAACTTCACCGATATTCTGATTGAGCGTGGTGAAGAGACTGAGATTATCAATCAGATTGCAGAGACTGAAACTTTCTCCGACGTTTTGACTGCTGCTGAGGCACTTTATAAGTATTGTAAGCAGAAGCAACAGGAAGAGACTAAGATTCAATTGGATAATCTGGAATCTCAGCAGAGTGGTTCTAATCAACCTGCTTCTGACTTCTCTGATCAGCAAGAGGGTGAAAATGACCAGGACCAACCTGGTGAGACCGATTCTTATGGTGGAACTGCTGAGCAACAACAACCTAACTCTTCTGTTGGTGGTGAGAAGAACGAAGAACCAGAAGTCAAAACGATGGACAATCTGGAAGAGGCACTCAAAGAACTGGTGAATCGTGATGGTTATGAGAATGTGTATCTGGAACTTCCTCAAGTTGACCTGAAAAAAATCATTGTCCCTAACTCCGAGATTCACAATCGTTGTCAGGATGAGTGGTGCGATTGGTTGGAATGTCGTGACTATACCGAAGAGTTTATCTTTGGTAAAGTTGACTTGGAGTTCAACCAGTTCAAGCGTTCTGCACAGAAAGAAGTCAACTATCTGGTGAAAGAGTTTGAGTGTCGTAAGGCAGCGGACTCTTACTCCCGTGCTTCTACTGCTCGCACTGGAGTTCTGGACTGCACTAAACTTCACACTTATAAGTACAACGAAGACTTGTTCCGCAAGGTAACGACTCTTGCTGATGGTAAGAATCATGGACTGGTGTTTATTCTGGACTGGTCTGGTTCTATGTGTGATGTCATGTTGGATACAGTTAAGCAACTCTTCAACCTTGTGTGGTTCTGCAAGAAAGTTGCGATTCCTTTCGAAGTTTATGCTTTCACTTCAGATTATCCTCTGGTGACTTATGATGAGAATGGTAAGGCAAATCTGCGTGAACTTGCATATAAAAAGAAAGATGGTCTTGTTCAGGTTGGTGAATGGTTTTCAATGATGAATCTGCTCACCAGTAAAGTGAATGGTAAAACTCTGGATGAGCAGATGAAAAACATTTTTCGTCTTGCTACTTCTTTCGGTCGCTGGACTCAATCTTCTTACAATATTCCCACTGGACTGAGTTTGTCTGGAACTCCTCTGAATGAGGCACTCATCTCTCTTCATCAGATTCTACCCAAGTTCCAGAAAGAAAACAAACTTCAGAAAGTTCAGTGTGTTGTTCTGACTGATGGTGAGGCTTGCATGGTCAAGTATCATCGTGAAGTTCAGCGTCACTGGGAGCAAGAACCTTTTATGGGAACTGCCCATATTGGTCCTAATGCTTTCCTCCGTGATCGCAAGACTGGGAACACCTATTCTTGTGACGTAGAGTGGCATCAATTCACTGATGTTCTCCTTCGCAATCTTCGTGATAGGTTTACTGATATTAATTTTATCGGTATTCGTGTTCTTGAAGGTCGTGATGCTGGTAACTTTATTCGTCGCTATTGTGGATATTATGGTCCTGATTATGAGAAAGTAATGTCTGCTTGGAAAAAGGAAAAAGCATTTTCTATCAAGAAATCTGGATATCACTCTTACTTCGGTCTTTCTGCCAATGCTCTTGCTCAGGATACTGAGTTTGATGTTGCTGAGTGTGCAACTAAATCTCAAATCAAATCAGCTTTTGTCAAGAGTTTGAAGTCTAAAAAAATGAACAAAAAAATTCTTGGTGAGTTTGTGGAACTCGTTGCCTGATAAATATTTGAAAGAATTCTAATAAGTCTAATGAGTAGATTTACCGACTTGTTTGAGCAACCACAACCAGTTGCCGAACCAGCACCAGCACCAGAACCCGTAAAGGAAGTTGTTGAAGATAAGGTAGTTCCTATTACCAAGGCTTCAAAGAAGAAAAAATTCACTCTAGACTGAAATGAAAACTTTTAAAGAGTTTATGATTCTTGCCGAAGGCATGACCATGAAAGACTTCAAAGCAAACCGTAGAAAACTCAAGCGTAGAGAAGCTTCTGCTGATGCTAAGAAGAGAGGTCATGTAGGTAAAGAATGGTACAACAGTGGTAATACCTATTCTCCTGATGAAGCAAAGAGAATGCGTTCAAAACTGACTGATGCAGAAAGAAGCACAAGACAACGTAGTTCTATAGACCCTGAGGGTGATGATAGTAACTACTCTGCAGACAAGACGAAGAATCCTAAGAAACTTCGTAAGCAGAAAGCTATGGGTGAACTTGATAAAGGTTGAAGACCACTTTCCAAACTGTCCACTGGGGGTCCTTGTGACCCCCTTTTCCGTATATAATAACTTCAGTTAAACAAAACCACTCAATGACCATTTCCGCTGACTACATCATCACTTCTCTTCAGGCAGTTTACGGTGAGTCCGTTACTGCTGCTGATGTTCGTGGATGGTGTGCTATGAATGGTGCTAACTATCAAACTGTTACGAAAAAACTTGACCAATACAAGACGGGTCGTGGTAAGTGGAATCTGACTATCCAAGAGGCACGAGAGCAGTTTGAGCAGGTTGTAAAAGCACCTGCTGCTATTCCTGCTGTTGAGCAAAACCTTATCCCCGAAAAAGATGATACCTTCGTCAAGTTTGGTAACTTTGGTGATATTCGCAAGATTATTGAGTCCCGTCTTTTCTATCCTACTTTCATTACGGGACTTTCTGGTAACGGCAAAACTTTCTCTGTTGAGCAAGCTTGTGCCCAACTGAAGCGTGAATTGATTCGTGTAAACATTACTATTGAGACTGATGAAGATGACCTGATTGGCGGTTTCCGTCTTGTGGATGGTAACACTGCCTGGCACAATGGTCCCGTCATCGAAGCACTTGAGCGTGGTGCTATTCTGCTGTTGGATGAGATTGACCTTGCTTCCAATAAGATTCTGTGTCTCCAATCTATCCTTGAAGGTAAGGGTGTGTTCCTTAAAAAGATTGGTCGCTGGGTCAAACCTGCCGCTGGTTTCAATGTGATCGCTACTGCTAACACCAAAGGTAAGGGTTCTGATGATGGTCGCTTCATCGGCACCAATGTCCTCAACGAAGCATTCCTTGAGCGTTTCCCTGTGACCTTTGAGCAGTCCTATCCTGCCCCTGCTACCGAACAGAAGATCCTGGAAGGTATCTCTTTGGATCTGGGTATGGAAGATCGTCAGTTCTGTAAGCGCCTGGTGGACTGGGCAGACATCATCCGTAAGACCTTCTACGATGGTGGTATTGAGGAGATCATCAGCACTCGCCGCCTGGTTCACATCATCCGTGCCTATAGCATCTTCCAAGACAAGGCAAAGGCAATCCAAGTGTGTGTGAACCGATTTGATGACGAAACCAAGCAAGCCTTCCTTGAACTTTATGACAAGGTGGATGCTGATTTCCAAATGCCCGTTGACCACGAAGCACCTTTCTGATATAATTGGGGAAGGTAAAAATCCGCCTTCCCTTTATTATGGACGAGTATCCTTATTCCGAGTATCAATTCACTATGAGTGATAATAGTGATGGCACACTTAACCTTGAAAAAACTCCTGTTACTATGAGCGAAACTACAAATCACCTTTGGAAATATAACGAAGACAAGATTCTTAAAGATATCCAAGACTATGTGACCAGCACTTATAACAGTCACTATTGTGGACACAATCAAGCGTATAAAGACACGCAAACGATTGACCTGATGGCAGCAAAAGACTTGGCAGCACATTTCTGTCAGGCAAATATCCTGAAGTATGGAAGCCGCTATGGTGATAAAGATGGACGCAATAAGCGTGACCTCCTCAAAGTCATTCACTATGCTATGCTTCTGCTCCACTTTGATGGGCACTATTCCCGTAAAGATAATGGTCTTACTGAATTCCGTTGATTATGAAACTCCAAAACAAAACTATGAAACTCTCTGACAACACTCTTGCTCTTCTTAAGAACTTTGCAGGAATTAATAACTCTATTCTTGTAAAGCAAGGTACTCAACTTCGTACCATTTCTGTGGCGAAGAACATTCTTGCTGAGGCAGATATTACTGAAGAGTTTCCCCGCGACTTTGCTATCTATGACCTGAACCAGTTTCTGAATGGTCTGGGACTTCACCAGGATCCTGATCTGGACTTTACTGAAGAGTCTTATCTCAGCATCAAAGAAGGCAAGCGTCGGGTGAAGTATTTCTATGCTGACCCTAATGTGATTATCTCTCCTCCCGACAAGGCAATCCAACTGCCCTCTGAGGATGTGTGTTTCCAACTAGACAGCACTTCTTTGGAGAAACTGGTAAAGGCAGCAGCAGTGTATCAACTGCCCGACTTGTCTGCGGTTGGTGAGAATGGTGTAATCAAACTGGTGGTTCGTGATAAGAAGAATGATACTTCTAACGAATACGCTATCGTGGTTGGTGAGACCGATGCTGAATTCACTTTCAACTTCAAGGTAGAGAATATCAAGATTATTCCTGGTGCCTATGATGTGGTTGTGTCTTCTAAACTTCTGTCACAATTCACGAACACCAAGTACAACCTTAAATACTACATCGCGTTGGAACCTGATTCCACTTTTGGATGAATATTTTTGCCACATCGCCATTTCCTGCGGAGAGTGCTATTTGTCTTCCCGATAAGCACATCGTCAAGATGCCTTTGGAATGCTGTCAAATGCTTTCCATTGTGGCATCTGAAAAATGGGGTCATAACTACGGCACTCTTCCTAAGACTGATGGCACTCCCTATAAAACTGAAAAGGGTGCGTTTCGTAATCATCCCTGTACCAAATGGGCAATGGATAGTATCCACAATGCCTATTGGTTGATTAAGTGGGGGATGAACTTGTGTGATGAGTATGCCTTGCGCTATAATAAAACTCACTCCTGCTACAAGACTCTTGTAGATGCCTATTATCTTTTTCCCAAAGGAAAGATAACTGAAGTGACTCCATTTGCCAGGGCAATGCCTGAAGAATGGAAATTTGATGACAGCATTGATACATTTACTGCATACAAAATGTATATTGCTTCAAAACCTTGGGTAAAGGATAACTACCTTCGTATGCCTGAGCGTAAACCTGATTGGATTTGATTATGAACAGTGATTTTATTTGGGTTGAAAAGTACCGACCTAAAACAATTGAAGATTGTATTCTCCCAGAGTCTACCAAGACTATGTTTCGGGAGTTTCTAAATAAGGGTGAAATTCCAAATATGCTTCTTGCTGGTCCTCCTGGCATTGGTAAGACCACAGTTGCAAAAGCACTCTGCAATGAATTGGGGGTAGATGTTTATGTCATCAATGGATCCGACGAGGGTAGATTCCTCGATACTGTCCGAAACAATGCGAAGAACTTCGCTTCGACCGTTTCGCTTTCGTCAGATGCTAAACACAAAGTCGTCATCATTGACGAAGCAGATAATACAGGAAACGACGTACAACTCCTCCTACGGGCGTTTATTGAGGAATTTGCTGGAAATTGCAGATTCATCTTCACCTGTAACTACAAAAACAAAATCATCGAACCCCTCCACTCCCGATGTGCAGTCATCGACTTCTCAATCAAAGGGAAAGAGAAAACCGCACTGGCAGGATCCTTCTTCAAGCGTTTACAAAACATCTTGGATGCGGAAGGCGTCGAATTCGATCAAAGAGTACTTGCAGAGCTTATCAATAAGCACTTCCCAGACTGGCGACGAGTCCTCAACGAATGTCAAAGATACTCAGTAGGTGGTCAAATTGATTCTGGAATTCTCGCTGCTTTTTCCGATGTTGCTGTAAATGACCTTCTTCAAAACCTTAAAGAAAAGAACTTCCCTGAAGTTCGGAAGTGGGTGGTATCTAATATGGACAATGATACTACTCTATTGTTGCGCCGTATTTACGATGCTCTTTATAGCGCCCTTGAAAACAATAGCATTCCTGCTGCTGTGCTTGTGCTTGCTAAGTATCAGTATCAGAGTGCGTTTGTAGCAGACCAAGAAATCAATATGCTTGCTTGCTTAACTGAGATTATGGTGGAGTGTGAATTCAAATGAGACATCAAGTAAAATCTAAATGGTATTACATTTTCTGGGGTGCTTGTGCCGTTGCCGTAGTTGGTGGACAGATTTATGTTGGAACTGGTTATCGTGAGATGGCAGAAGCAACTAAAAATACTCAAATTGTTGTGAGGTGTGTAAATGGGTCTGCTGAAAATTGATAGGGCATCTCTTTATGAGGTTCCTGTAAAGACAACTCCTGAAAATGTAAGAGAAGCAAATGAAGGTTTGTTTCGTGCTAAAATGACTGTTCCTGCTGCCGCAAAGCATTGTGGTATGACGCAGAAAGAAATGAAACTCACTTTTAGAGAATATTTGAAGTATCATCCGCAAGATTATGAAATCCCTCAAGACACCCCTTAGATACCCTGGTGGAAAATCCCGTGCTTGTGAAAAGATGGGACCTTACTTTCCAGATCTACGCAACTATGATGAGTTCCGCGAACCATTTCTTGGTGGTGGAAGTGTTGCGATTCACATCACCAAGAAATATCCCAGCCTAGATATTTGGGTGAATGATCTGTATGAACCTCTTGTAAATTTCTGGCAACAACTCCAGATATTTGGTTCTGATCTTAAGGATAAACTGGTAGATCTTAAATCAATACATAACAATCCAGCATCCGCAAAAGAACTATTCCTCGCAAGTAAGGAGAAGATTAATGACCAAAGTTTGCCCAGTCTTGATCGTGCTGTGGCTTTCTATGTTGTTAATAAGTGTTCTTTCAGTGGTCTCACAGAGAGCTCATCATTTTCAGAACAAGCCTCCAACTCCAACTTCTCAATGCGTGGGATTGAAAAATTGCCTGCGTATTCTAAATTGATTGAACATTGGCGTATAACTAATTACTCATACGACTATCTGATGGATGGAAACAAGGGTGCTTTTATGTATCTCGATCCTCCTTATGATATTAAGGATAATCTCTATGGGCGTAAGGGATCAATGCACAAAGGATTTGATCACGATAAGTTTGCTGCTGACTGCGACACTAATGATATGGACCAGTTGGTAAGTTATAATTCTGATCAACTTGTAAAAGATCGCTTCAAGAACTGGAACGCTGCTGAGTTTGATTTGACTTATACGATGCGTTCGGTTGGTGAATATATGCGTGAGCAAAAAGGTAGAAAGGAATTGTTGTTGTTTAATTATACTAAAGAACCTAAAATTAAATTGAATTTTGATGGTTGTTATAACTATAATAGATTGAAAACTGAAGGACTTCTAGATGATTGAACTTAAAGATTGGTTAAACTCGATCAATCAAACGAAGAACCATCTGATTGACGAAGATTCCTCAGTTGAGAAAGAATATGCTCCTTATATTATCAATCGTTGTCTATCAGGTCATATTGATTGCATTATGTTTGCGAATGAAATGAATCGCTATCATTTCCTTCCAAAGAAACTTCAATATGACTTTTTTATAAATAGTCTGAGGAAAAAGAAGAGATTTTCTCCCTGGCTCCGACAAGATAAAATCAAAGACCTTGATTATGTTAAACGTTACTATGGATATAGTAATGAGAAGGCAAAACAAGCTTTGAGGATTCTTACTAAAGAACAACTTACTTTTATAAAATCGAAATTTGAAACTGGAGGATCAAAATGAGTGTCGTTCAAGAACCTGAAGTGAAGTGGACGCCCGATCAAATGGTGGAAGTGATTCTTAACGAACCCGATGACTTTTTGAAGGTTCGTGAGACTTTGACCCGTATCGGAGTAGCTTCAAGAAAAGAAAAGAAAATCTATCAGTCTTGCCATATTCTGCACAAGCAAGGTAGATATTATCTCGTTCACTTTAAAGAATTGTTTGCTCTGGATGGCAAACACGCTAATCTTACTGTGAATGATGTTCAGCGTCGTAATCGTATTGCCCAACTTCTTGCTGATTGGGGTCTGATTGAGATTGTAGATGTTACAAAGATTCAAGATATTGCTCCCCTCAACCAAATCAAAGTCCTTTCCTATAAGGACAAAGGAGATTGGATTCTGGAAACCAAGTACAATATTGGTTCTAAAAAGAAAAAGGTAGAGGATACCGAGTGATAAAGTGGGGAGTTCAACACTCCTCTTTTTATTGTTTATGAATATATAATATTAAGGACGCCTTCGGGGTCCACACAACACAAACTCGCTTACAAAGGGGCTACAATAATGACTAACCTTACAAGGTATACTGCTGCGGATCTTCCTGCACTGATGGAAAAGATCAATAAATATAGTATTGGAATGGATGAATACTTTGATCGTCTTTTTCATCTTCACGAAACAACTTCCAATTATCCACCATATAATCTAGTTCAAGTCAGTAATGTAGAATCACGACTTGAACTTGCTCTCGCTGGATTTAAAAATAAGGAGGTTTATGTCTACACGCAAGATGGCAAACTCTTTGTGGAGGGTCAAAAAGAAGATAAAGAAACGGAGTCCAACTATATCCACAAAGGTTTGGCTCAACGGAGTTTTAAGAGAGCGTGGACACTCTCTGATGATACGGAAGTACGATCAGTTGATTTTGAGGATGGGCTTTTGAGCATCACTCTTGGTAGAATTGTACCAGATCATCACAAGAGAAAAGACTATCTTTAATTATCGATTTTTTAAGTCTAAATATATTTAAATATCGTCGGCGCACGGGAGGTAACTGGCAAAATCCAGTTGACACCTCCCATTTTTCTTGCTATAGTGGATGAAGGAAGAACCTTAAAAATGACAGTCAAATTAGTTTTATTGCAATCTGGTGAACAAATTGTTACCGATGCTAGAGAAATAATTGCGGAAGAAAAGACAATAGCTTATCTGTTTAAAAAACCGCATAAAGTCACAATTAATAAACCATTTTTAGTTTCTGATGATAGTTCAGAAACTGATGATAAAGTTCAAATTACTCTAGGTCCTTGGATTCTTTTGACTCCAAACGATGAGATCGCGGTCCCAACAAGTTATGTCATAACTATTGTGGATCCTATTGAAAGTTTAGAAGCAATGTATTTGGAGAAAACTAATCCCCCCAAATCTAATGGTCTTCCAAATTTAAGTGATGATCAAATGCAAAAATTGCGTGAGCAGCTTGATTTGAATAATTTAGATCTTGAAAAACTTACGCAAATATATTCTCCAGAAGAACTGGAGTCTTTAAAAGAAATGTATCTTGGTAGTACCGATGGAACAAACGATAAAGTGTCTTCTACTGAAGAATGATTTAGTTTTAATTACTGAAGTTATTGAAGTTGGTTCTGAATTAGGTGAACCAGATTGTAAACTAGTTAAACCATTTAAACTTGTAGAGCACTCTAATTCTTTTATATTAGAACCTTGGATTACTTTCAGTTTACAAACTGAATTTATGATTCATTCTGATAGTATACTGACAATTGTAGATCCAACTGAAGATCTACTTTCCAAATATTTTGAATTAACTACATAATGCGATTTTACACAAACGTCCAGATGGTTGGGGATCATTTCTTGGTCCGTGGATATGAAAATGGAAAACATTTCATGACACGAGAGAAATTTTCTCCAACTCTTTTTGTCCCTGCTAAAAAACAAACTAGGTATCAAACTTTAAATGGTGAGTATGTAGAAGCAGTTCAACCTGGTTCTGTGCGCGAATCCAGAGATTTTATTAAAAAATATGATGGTGTGGAGGGATTTAAAATTTATGGGAATGAAAGATTTATCTATCAATATATTTCTGAAACATATCCCGAAGAAGAACTAAAGTTTGATATCAACAAGATTAAACTTACTACTCTTGATATTGAGGTTGCTTCTGAGAATGGATTTCCAGATGTAGAATCTGCAGCAGAAGAAATTTTATTGATTACACTTCAAGATTATTCAACAAAGGAAATTATTACTTGGGGACAAGGACCATTTAAACTAAACCAAGGTAATGTCTATTACAAAAGGTTTAATAATGAATATGATCTTTTAAATGATTTCATCAACTGGTGGATGATTGAAGAGAATACTCCTGAAGTTATCACTGGTTGGAACAGTAAACTTTACGATATTCCTTATATCGTTCGCCGCCTTGATCGTGTTCTAGGTGAAAAATTAATGAAACGTATGTCTCCCTGGGGTCTTGTTACCGAAGAGGAAACTTATATTTCTGGTCGTAAATATTTGTCTTATGACATTGGTGGAATCTCCCAGTTAGATTATCTTGATCTGTATAAGAAGTTTACTTATACAAACCAAGAGTCATATCGTCTTGATCATATTGCCAATGTTGAACTTGGACAGAAGAAACTTGACCACTCTGAGTTTGATACCTTTAAGGACTTCTATACAAATGGGTGGCAAAAATTTGTAGAGTACAACATTAAGGACGTGGAACTTGTTGACCGATTAGAAGACAAGATGAAACTGATTGAACTCGCTCTCACTATGGCATATGACGCAAAGGTAAACTTTGAAGATGTATTTTATCAAGTGAGAATGTGGGATACGATTATCTACAACTATCTGAAAAAGAGGAACATTGTAATTCCTCCCAAAGAACGTTCTGATAAAGATTCTAAGTATGCTGGTGCTTATGTTAAAGAACCTATTCCTGGAAAGTATGACTGGGTTGTGTCTTTTGACCTCAACTCGCTATACCCTCACCTCATTATGCAGTACAACATATCGCCAGAAACTCTTTTGGATGAAAAACATCCGAGTGTAACCGTTGATAAGATCCTGAATCAGGAACTTACTTTTGAGTTATATAAAGACAAGGCAGTATGTGCTAACGGAGCAATGTTCCGTAAGGATGTGCGTGGATTTCTTCCTGAACTGATGGAGAAAATCTATCAGGATCGCACCATCTATAAAAAGAAAATGCTTGCTGCAAAGCAAGAATATGAAAAAACCAAGAACAAAGAATTGGTAAAAGAGATTGCTAGGTGCAATAACATTCAGATGGCGCGTAAGATCCAACTGAACTCTGCTTATGGTGCTATCGGTAATCAGTATTTTCGTTATTACAAACTGGCAAATGCCGAGGCAATCACCTTGTCAGGACAAGTATCAATCCGTTGGATTGAGAACAAGATGAATGCCTATCTAAACAAGATTCTTAAAACAAAAGAGGTTGATTATGTCATTGCTTCTGATACTGACTCCATTTATCTTAATATGGGTCCTTTGGTACAAAGTGTATACAAGGGGAGAGAGACAACTACTACGAACATTGTCTCTTTCCTTGATAAGGTGTGTCGAGTGGAACTTGAAAAATATATTGAAGGTTGCTACGAAGAACTGGCGACGTATGTAAATGCATATGATCAGAAGATGCAGATGAAGCGGGAGAATATTGCCGAGCGTGGAATCTGGACTGCCAAGAAGCGTTACATTCTGAATGTGTGGGATAGTGAAGGTGTTCGTTATGAAGAACCCAAACTCAAGATTATGGGTATCGAGGCAATTAAATCTTCTACTCCTGCTCCTTGTCGTAAGATGATTAAAGATGGACTCAAACTGATGATGAGTGGAACGGAGGAAGATGTAATCAACTTTATTGATAAGTGCCGTGAAGAGTTTAAGTCTTTACCTCCCGAACAGATTGCATTTCCTCGCACAGCATCCGATGTTCGTAAGTATCATTCATCATCTAGCATTTATGCACCAAAAACCCCTATTCATATTCGTGGAGCACTTCTTTTTAATTATTATGTAAAGGACAAAAAACTTACTAATAAGTACTCTCTTATTTCTAATGGTGAGAAAGTTAAGTATATCTTTCTTAAAAAACCAAATATAATCCAGGAAAATGTAATTTCTTTCATTCAAGATTTTCCAAAAGAACTTGGTCTTGACAAATACATTGACTATGAACTACAATTTGAAAAGAGTTTTGTGGATCCGCTCAAATCTATTCTTGATACGATTGGGTGGAATATAGAAAAAACTGTAAACCTTGAACTATTCTTTGCCTAATGGATCTACCTATTAACGATCAAGAACTGAATACTATTATTAATGCTATGACTCTTGGTGGAGACACAGCATTGTTTCAAAAACTTAAACTGGTAAAAGAACTCCGAGAACAGGGTTTACCTTATAAAAAGGTACTTCGTGAACAATATGGGATGGTAGCATGATTCCACTTCCTATTACAGAAAAAGAGTTGGAAACTATTATCATTACTCTAAAAGGATCTCATCCATCTCTTTATGCTAAACTTTGGACATATAAAGTGAATGATTTGAATAAGGAGAAAAAAGATGGACTTTCTTAAAGAAATTGTAAAAGAAGTTGGTGGTGAGTATACCAAACTCGCATCAGATATTGATGAGACCGAAACTTATGTTGACACAGGTTCGTATATTTTTAATGCACTGGTTTCAGGTAGCATATTTGGTGGTGTATCTGGCAATAAGATTACTGCTATTGCTGGAGAGTCTTCTACTGGAAAGACTTTCTTTTCTCTCGCTGTGGTTAAGAATTTTCTTGATACTAACCCCGATGGTTATTGTCTCTACTTTGATACTGAGGCTGCCATTACAAAATCACTCTTGGAGTCACGCGGCATTGACACATCACGCCTTGTCGTGGTTAATGTTGTCACCATAGAAGAGTTTCGTGGAAAAGCACTCAAGGCAGTAGATATTTACTTAAAAAAACCTGTAGAGGAACGCAAACCATGTATGTTTGTGCTAGACTCTCTAGGTATGCTTTCCACTGAGAAAGAGATTACTGACGCACTCAACGATAAACAAGTTCGTGACATGACCAAATCCCAACTGGTCAAAGGTGCATTCCGTATGCTCACTCTCAAGTTGGGGCAGGCAAACATCCCTATGATTGTAACTAACCACACCTACGATGTTATTGGCGCTTACGTTCCTACAAAAGAAATGGGTGGTGGTAGTGGTCTTAAGTATGCCGCTTCTACTATTATCTATCTCAGCAAATCGAAAGAGAAAGATGGAAAAGAAGTCATTGGAAACATTATCAAAGCAAAGACTGCTAAGTCGCGTTTGAGTAAGGAGAACCAACAAGTTGAAATCCGTCTATTTTATGATGAGCGCGGTCTTGATCGCTATTATGGTCTTCTGGAACTCGGGGAACTCGCTGGACTCTGGAAAAATACTGCGGGGCGTTATGAGATCAATGGTAAAAAACTTTATGCGAAAGAGATCTTAAAAAACCCAGATCAATATTTTACCGAAGAAGTAATGCAGCAACTTGATGCTGCCGCGAAAAAAGAATTCTCTTATGGAACGAATTGAGGCAACTATTCTCAGAAACTTAGTATTTAATGAAGACTATTCACGCAAGGTCATACCTTTCATACAACCAAATTATTTTGAGCAAAAGTCCGAAAAGGTTATTTTTGAAGAGATTGTCCAATTTATTGTTAAATATGGTTCGGCAATTACAATCGAAGCACTTAATATTGAGGTAGAGAATCGCACCGATTTAACAGAAGATCAGATTAAAGAAATTAGAGAAATTAATACTTCTCTTAATGATTCTCCTGTAGATAAGCAGTGGTTGCTTGATACAACTGAGAAGTGGTGCCGTGATCGTGCTATTTACTTGGCACTAATGGAGTCTATTCATATTGCTGATGGAAACAACAAAGATAAGAATCGTGATGCAATTCCAAGCATTCTATCGGATGCTCTTGCTGTAAGTTTTGATAACAATATCGGACACGATTATCTTCAAAACTATGAGGAGCGATATGAGTTTTACCACCGTCAGGAAGATAAGATCGAATTTGATCTGGAATATTTCAACAAAATCACAAAGGGTGGTCTCCCTAATAAGACTCTCAATATCGCTCTCGCTGGGACGGGCGTTGGGAAATCGCTATTCATGTGTCATGTGGCTAGTTCCGTCTTATTGCAAGGCAGGAACGTTCTCTATATCACTCTTGAAATGGCGGAAGAGCGAATTGCAGAAAGAATTGATGCAAACCTTCTCAATGTACCGATTCAGCAACTGGTTGATCTCCCGCGCCAGATGTTTGAAAATAAGGTTACAAACTTATCTAAGAAGACGCAGGGAACTCTTATAATTAAGGAGTATCCAACTGCCTCTGCTCATAGTGGACACTTTAAGGCATTGCTTAATGAGTTGGCACTTAAGAAGTCATTTAGACCTGATATTATTTTCATTGATTACCTTAATATATGTGCTTCCAGCAGGTATAAGTCAAACCTTTCTGTTAATTCATATTCGTATATCAAGGCTATTGCTGAGGAACTTAGAGGACTCGCAGTGGAGTTTAATGTCCCAATTGTCTCCGCTACTCAGACCACCCGTTCAGGTTTTGGTAGTAGTGATGTTGAACTTACTGATACTTCTGAGTCCTTTGGTTTGCCTGCTACTGCTGATCTTATGTTTGCCCTTATTAGCACTGAAGAGCTTGAGCAGTTGGGACAGATTATGGTGAAACAACTTAAGAATCGATATAATGACCCCACTATCTACAAGCGTTTTATTGTGGGCATTGACAGAGCAAAGATGAGATTGTATGATTGTGAACAGTCTGCTCAAAAAGACATACTTGACTCTGGACAGGATGACGAGTATAATGATGAGGACAAGAAACCTAAAAAGTCGTTTGAAGGATTTAAATTTTAATGGAAACTGCTAGACACGTTAATTTTGATAAGTATGCAGAGTTTGTGGATGCTGTAACTTCAGATGCATCTAAAGACTTTCTCTCTCTTTCAGATCGTCTTGTCGCACTGGATGAGAAAGGTGCTAATATTGAACGTCTTCTGACTGCTGCCGTTGGTATCAATGCCGAAGGTGGTGAGTTTATGGAGATTGTGAAGAAAATGATCTTCCAAGGCAAACCATTTAATGAAGATAATCGTGAGCATATGATTATTGAATTGGGTGATATCATGTGGTATGTTGCTCAGGCTTGTATGGCACTTGAAGTAACTCTCGACGAAGTGGTTGCTCGTAATGTTCAAAAACTTCTCAAGCGTTATCCTGAAGGTGCGTTTGATGTTTATTTCTCTGAAAATCGCGCCGCTGATGACCGATGAAAAAAGTAACTATTAAACTTGATGTTCGTTCTGCTGCAGCAGTTCGTCAAGTTCTGTTTGAAGAACAAAGGGGATATGGTCTTGATCATACCCCTGAGCGTATTGTTGATATCCGTTCAGTCATTCAAGATATTGACAATGCCATTAGTGCTGTAGTACAATAAGCCTTCGGGCTTCATGGGGAATTAGCTCATTTGGTAGAGCACTGCCTTTGCACGGCAGGGGTGAGGGGTTCGAGTCCCCTATTCTCCATTCGCAAATAGCGAATAATGCCCAAGTGGTGAAATTGGTATACACGCATGACTTAGGATCATGTGCTTCGGCGTGGAGGTTCGAGTCCTCTCTTGGGCATCTAAATAAAAATAAAAATGGTAACAGGTAATAAGTTACTTCAACTTAACTCTGCACTTCAAAGTGTAAAGGAAAGTATTAAAGGTATTGATATTACGGTTAAAACTGCTAGTGCCAGAGCAGTCAAATATGTTATTAAATCTGATGATAGAGAATCTACAAGAAATATTGTAGAGCAAAAATTAAAATCCGCTCAAGTTGGTCCTGTAACCAGGAAACAAAGTGGTGAATCATCTATGGCAGTTACACAATGCCAAATTGATCAAGTTACGCATACCTTCATATACAAACCTAAACGTGGGGGAATGTCCCAGACGACGTTAAATGCTTCTATTACAGAATTATTTCCGTGTATAGCATTTACGACTGGCATCTCATCTAAAACCATAAAAAATACAAAAGATTTTTACAATAGGATTATACAGAATAATAAACCAAATTTACCTTGTTATCTAAATCCAAGAGATGCTGCTTCCGGTAAGGAGTTTATTGATAAAGCAGAAACTGGTAAGTTTGAAGAGAAAGTTAGAAATGCAATTAATGTGTTAAGATGGATTGAAGGTGTTAATCGAGCACATCCAATTTCTAGAGTTTATTGGGGTTATCGTGCCAAACCTAAAGGAGTTATGGCAAATCATCCTGGTGATATTTTTCTTCAATTTGCAAACGGCAAAATATTAGGTGTAAGTTTAAAGGCAGGTGGTGAAACAACTGATGAACCAAAACTTAATACTTATGTAAAACCAATTTTTGAATTTTATGGAAAAGTGTCTGAGTATGAAAAATTAAAAGATAAACTCTGGCCTCAATATCTTCAGATTCCTGGAATTACTGAGGATGATAAGAAAAATTGGGGTAAAAATACTCTCGCACTAAAAACATATGAATATGAAAAGATGAATCCTCAGGGTTATGATGCTCTTTATGATAAAAATCTTGCTATAATAAAACAAGAGTTGATTAATCTATTGAATAGTGATTTTGCAAAAACTAGAAAGTGGCTATTGGAGAAAGTAGCTCAACAGCAGCAAGATGTTCCATTGGTGGTTGTTAAAACAACACAATCGACTGCAAGACGTGATAAATCCAGTGACTTATTAGTTGAAGCTTTAGCATCTGTAAGGGGAATTGTAGCAGCCCCTGCAACAGGATCCTCCAAACAATCTTGGAATATTACATTAACCGATGGATCTAGATTAGAATTGGATTTTACAACTAGAACAAATAAAGTTGGCGCTACTCATAAATTAGGACAATTCTCAAATCTTGCAGTTAAATTTAATAAAGTGAAGAAAAAATGAATTCTCAAATACAAGATATCATTAAATCATTTGAATCACCATCTAAGACTAGAGGTGCAAGGTACAATGATCTCTTAGCACATGTCTACATGACTTTTGATAAAAAGATTTCTTTATGTAAGTCGGATAGAGAAATGAATAAATATAAGAAAATGAGGAATAGTGTCCTCAGATACATTGTTGCAAACGAACGAGCAATAACTACTGAAATCTGTAAGTAATGAAAAACCTTTTCCAATTTTTGTCCGAAGCAGCAGCATCAACCGCTGTTCAGCAAGCTCAGCGTATGGGATTGGTTGGTGATGGGCATGGTGGTTGGTATGATAAAAAAACTGGTGAGTTTGTTGCGAAGACGGAAAAAGGTCAACTGAAGTTTTATAATAAGCGTCAAAAGGTTGGTGCTAAAGATCCAGTACAGACTGATCAGGAAAAGAACTTATCTCAACCAACGCAAGAACCTGCACCACAGCAGGAACCACAGGCACAACAACCTGTTGAAATGGTTCCACCAGAAGTAGAAAAAACTAAAGGAACTCTTACAATTGCTTTTGGTCGTTTCAATCCACCAACGACTGGGCATGAAAAACTTTTAGATACTGTGGCAAAGTCTTCTGATGATGGAGACTATGTTATTGTACCTTCAAGAAGTCAGGATAAGAAAAAAAATCCATTAGATCCTGACACCAAAGTTTCTGTGATGAGGCAAATGTTTCCTCAGCATAGTGAGAGGATCGTCAATGATACTGCAAATCGCACCATCTTTGATGTGCTCAAGAAAGCACATATGGATGGTTATACAAATGTAAGAATTATTGGTGGCGCAGATCGAGTCAAGGAATTTGAGAAATTGACTGGTAGTTATAATGGAAAACTTTATCAGTTCGATAATGTAGAAGTTCGTTCTGCTGGAGAAAGAGATCCAGATTCTGATGATGATGTAACTGGAATGTCTGCATCAAAGCAGAGAAAGGCAGCAGCAGAGGGTGATTATAAAACATTCCGTAAGGGTGTACCTGCATCGATGAATGAAAAGCAGGCAAGAGAACTTTATAATACTCTTCGTTCTGCGATGCAAATTAAAGAGGGTTGGAGTCTATGGGAAATTGCACCTAAATTTGATTGGGTAAATCTTCGTGAAAATTATATTCAAGAGAAGATTTATCAGGTTGGACAACTTGTAGAAAATCTGAATACTGGTTTAGTTGGTCGCATTATTCGTCGTGGAACCAATTATCTGATTTGTGTAACCGAAGATCATATTATGTTTAAGTCTTGGATTAAAGATGTGACTGAAGCATATCAAGAAAAAAGAATGGATCGCAAGATGAGACTTCCTGGAAAACCTAATACTCTTTCTGGGACTTCTGGTTATACGAAGTATGTGGAGCAGCAAACCAAAGGATCTGAACTTGGAAAAGAGAATCTTGCATATGGTCAAATCAATTTTGGATTGAATTTCATAAATAAGTATAGAAAGAATAAGTAATTAAATCTCCTAATGGATAAACCTACAGCAGCTCCTGCCGGTGGAGCAAAGGAAAAAATTGAAAAGCAAGCAAGACAGCTGGCTTATGATACCCGTTATAAGGTAAAGCAGGCCATGTCTGCTAAGGCGGGTGGAAAGTCCGATCCTGTTACCGTAAAAAAAGCATATGCTGCACAACTTGCTAAGTCATCTGCTGCTCCAGCAGTAAAGGCAAGAGCAAAGCAAATGCTTCTTGGTGAGGATCTTGTAGATACAAAGAGACTTGCAACAGAGTCGGTTGTATCTGCATTATACAATGTATTCGTAACTGGGGAAGTTGAGCAAAAAGTAGTAGAAGAAGTAGAAGATGCTTATTTACTTCAACTTGAAGAGTCTGAGGATACAAAATATAAAGTAAGAGTTACTGACAAGAAGACTGGCAATTCATATGTCAGAATGGCGACTCGTGCCAAAATCTCTGAACTTCGCGCTAATCCAAATATTTCTTCTGTAGAAATGACTGGATATGGTGAACCAACAAAGTCTGAGAAAGCAAAAGGATCTTCAACTGCAAAGGCAAAAGCAGGTAAGGGATTAGATCCTGTTGGGCAGGAAGATAAAGATGTTGATAATGATGGTGATCATGATAAGTCTGATAAGTATCTGATGAAGCGTCGTAAGGCAGTTGGTAAAGCAATTGCTACTCGTAAAGAAGATTACAATTGGCAAAATGGATTTGCCGAGTTGATTGAAAAAAAGAAAGAGGAAAAGAGTGAAAAAAAGTTGACGGGAGAAGGTGTAAATAATTCCAATCTTATTAAAGTTTTCCCAGATTCTGATAGAGGTATTAAAGAAGGAAAAGAAGAGGAAAAGAAAGAAGATAAAAAAGCAGATGCTGAAAAAAAGGATGCTGCTCAGGATAAGCAAACTGTTGCCCTTCAGAAGAAGACTTTGATGGCAAAACTTCAGCAACTTCAAAAGGGTATTCCCCTTTCCCAAGAAGAAGTTGAAACTGATGGTGAGGAGTTAATTGAAAAGGCACCTCCAGGTGCTAAGTATGAGCGTATGGTTAAGCATATTAAAGCAGGATATGCAGATGGAGGGTTAACTAAAAAAGAAAGATCGATTGCTTATGCTACTGCTTGGAAGGCAAAAAATAAAGCGGTGAAGGAAGAAGCATGTGGTTGTGAAGATAAAAAAGAACCAAAACTCAAGAAGAGTGAAGGTGGTGTTGAGGATCCTAGAGAAATCCCAACTAAACTTAATCTGGCAAAGAATAAGTTAAGAGCGATGGGACTTAAAATGTCCTATGAACCAGAAGGTGAGCAACTTCAAGAAAAACCTGGTGATGGATATCTTGGGCCAACACCAATTCCAAATCCAATTCGTCTTACAAAAGATGTAGTTGATGCAACTAATAGAGCAAGTCAAAAAAAAGTTGACGCTGTAAATGCAGTTCTTCCTGGTAGTGCATCGATGCCTAAAAATGTTACTTATTTTAATAAGGGACCAAGCGCAGCATCACAGAAATATCTTGGTTTAAAAAATTCTTATGAACCAGAAGGTGAAGTGATTGATGAAAGAAGAAAGGAAGACAAGGTAGCAGGAACTCCAAGAAAACCACGCAATCCAGCATTTGAATTGGTTGCAAAATCAATGGGAACTGGTAGAATGGGTGTTAAACCAAGAGGTCAGAAAAAAGTTCCTGGTAAAAAACCACCTGCTGCTGGTGAGTATGGTGCTCCTACATCACCTGCACAAAAAGTAGAAAAGATTCGTGCTGCTAGAAAAAGAGCACAGGATAATATGAGTTCTAGGTTTGACTGATTCTAAATAAGACAGGATACTCTTCACACGGAGGTTATTATGTCCGCAGTAATCGCATGGTGTCTTGCTAACCAAACTCTGCTTCTAACTCTTGCACTTGCACTTTCGGAAGCATTGGGAGCAAACCCAAAAGTTAAATCAAATGGTATTCTCTCACTTGTTCTTCTTCAGGCACAAAAAGTTCTGAAGGAAAAGGGAGCAAAAGATTTAACTCCTGGGGAATGAATTACAAGGAGACCAAACATAAGGTCTCCTTTTTTTATAAATATCTGTATACAAAGAATTATAGGTAGGGAAACATGGCTCTTTGGGGCAATAAAGATTCTTTAAGCACGGGTCTTACTGGAACTATAACAATTAATCTTTCTGCTAAAACAGTAACTGGAAGTGGCACAACTTTCGTAGCTGCTGGAATCTCTACTGGAGATATTCTGGTTGTTGGAACTGGGGCCACTTATGGTCAAGCAGTTGTAACTGGAGTAACATCAGCAACTTTACTTTCAATCGGTTCAACACAATTCTTGATTCCATTGAATGGTGCTATTGTGGGTGCTGCATACACTGTAACTCAAAAACCAAAATACACTCTTGAGGATCATCAGTATAACGCACCTGATGCTAAGGCAAATAGATTCTCTGCAGTCTTTGGTGTAGATACTATTGAGACTGGTATTGCACGTACAACTACAGTTGGTTCTAAAGTTGGTGCGTATGGAGTTACCCATGCTGGTTGGGTTGGCGTAACAACTTATGTTGACAACCATGGAAACTTCAGAGTTAAGTCTGAGACTTTAGTGGCATTTAGTGGAATTACCACTGGTACAGGAGACGCTGGCGACGACGCAAGATTCCCAGATAGCTGATAACATGTATGAGATTTGATGAATTGAATGAGAGCAATTATTTGCTCTTCGCTATAAAATTTTATAATAATCCTCATGCTCTGACTATGGAAGATTTTGAGGACGATTTGAAAAGAATCAAGTACATTAAGAGATTATTAAAAAGATATAAAAACACTGGTGTCTTGAAGACTCATTTGATTCTAAATCATCTCACAGTTCTTTTTAATGTTTTTGATGATGCTGCAATTCCTTTGCTCTTTTACAATTTGGAGCAAAATCTGTGGCCACCTATAAAAAGTTTTCTATTGTTCTTAAATAGAATTCCAGAATATCCAAAAACTGAAATTCATGGAATACCTGAAGATCAGTATTGTGTAAACGAATTAAATTCAATCTAATGGATATCGACAGAATTATCGGCATTATTCGATCTTTAAAAGAAGAAGCACCAACCATGAATCTTGGCGCTGGTCAAATTGCTGGTACTAAAGAAGCTGGTGACGATCCACCAGTTCGTAAAAGTAAAAAGTATATCTACGGTAAAGGATTTCGTAAAAACTGGTTACAAAGAAGAACTCCACCTCAGTAGGACAATGATGTCAGGATCAAAATTAGCAGTTCTTGAATCTAAACTTGGCATTTATGAAGATCTATCCCGAGAAATGCTGGCAAAGTTAGAGGCAGCTGTTGATAAGATCTCTGAAGGTAATGCTCGTATCGCCACAATTCTTGCAAAGCACGATGAAAGAATTGAGCAAAATATTAAAACTGATGAACTTCTTATTCGAATGATTGATGAAATCAAAAAAGATAATGAAGTTGAACATAATGAAATGGCAGAAAGATTTAATAAAATAGAAGAAAATATTGATAATCTTTTAAAATTTAGATGGCAAGTGGGTGGTGTACTTGCAGTCTTAGTCATTGTAATTACAGTCGCAAGTTCTTGGTTACCAACTGTCTTGACTTCTCGCCCATCTCAGATTACAATAGAGAGAACGAAGTAATACTCCCTTCATAATGGATTTTGTTGACTCCAAGTATATTGGACTCGTTTCATCACGTTTGCAAAAATTTAAGAGGGTCAAGTCGGATCTCTACAATTTCCGCTGCCCTATCTGTGGAGACTCCCAGAAGAACAAGAACAAGACGAGGGGATATCTATATCCCGTAAAGAACAATACCAACTTCAAGTGCCACAATTGTGGTGCTAGTATGTCTTTCAATAACTTTCTCAAAGAGATTGATTCAACGCTGTATAAGCAATACACGATGGAGAAGTTCAAGGAAGGACATACTGGAAAGAACTTCGTTGTAGAAGAACCAAAGTTTGAGTTCACTAAACCAGTCTTTAAAAAGAAACTGGATTTACCTAAAGCATCAGAAGTACAAATCGCCAGAGAATATCTAGAAAAAAGGCGACTTGATCCCGAAAAGTTTTATTTTGCTAACAAATTTAAAGAGTGGACAAACGCTCAAAAAGTTACGTTCGACACTATTGGTAGGGATGAGAGTCGCATTATTATACCAATGTATGATACTGAAAGTAATCTCATTGGTTTTCAGGGAAGAGCATTGGGTCCTAACCCTGTTAAATATATCACTGTGATGCTTTCTGATGATGCCCCGAAGATTTATGGTCTTGACCAAGTGGATTCTTCGAAACCCATTTACATCGTTGAAGGACCCTTCGACTCCACGTTTGTACAAAATGCTGTTGCTATGTGTGGGTCCGACGTTGATATTGGGTCGTTTGGTTGGGGCAATTATATTTACGTTTTTGATAACGAACCTCGCAATCGAGAAATCGTCAACCGAATATCAAAAACAATCAACAGAGGCGAAAAGGTGATTATCTGGCCAACATCCATTGAGCAAAAAGATATCAATGATATGGTGCTCACTGGACTTAACGTTATGGATGTGTTAAAATCAAATACCTACTCAGGTTTAGAAGCAAAAATTAAGTTTAACAACTGGAAAAAAATATGAGCAACGGAACGAAAGTCGTTAAGAGAAATGGTAAAACTGAACCCCTTGATTTAAATAAACTCCACGTTATGGTGGAAGAGGCGTGTAAAGATCTAGCAAACGTATCTGCATCACAGGTTGAGATGCAGTCTGGTATCCAATTTTATGATGGTATTACCACCGCAGAGATTCAGGAGATTCTGATTCGTTCTGCTTCTGACCTGATTGACTTGGACCACCCCAATTATCAGTTCGTTGCTGCCCGTCTGTTGCTGTTTGCCCTTCGCAAGCAGTTGTTTGGTCGTATGCACGAGTGTCCTACCGTGAAGCAGCATGTAGAGCGTTGTGTTGGTAGAGGTGTGTATGACCCTGAGATTCTATCGCTATATACCGATGAAGAGTTTGAAAAACTTCAGTCGTTCATTGATCATAGCCGTGACTATCTGTTCACTTACGCAGGTTTACGTCAGGTCGTTGATAAGTACCTCGTGCAGGACAGAAGCACTGGGGCACTTTATGAAACGCCACAATTTATGTACCTTTTGATTGCGGCAACTATCTTCTCCAAGTATCCTAAGGAAACACGTTTAGATTACGTTAGGAAGTACTACGATGCAATCTCAAAGCACAAAATCAACATTCCAACCCCCATCATGGCAGGAGTGCGAACGCCACTTAGACAATACGCTAGCTGTGTCCTTGTTGATGTTGATGACACCCTCGATAGTATCTTTACTAGCGATATGTCTATTGGCAGATATGTTGCACAAAGGGCGGGAATCGGTATCAATGCAGGTCGCATCCGTGGCATCAACAGCAAAATCCGTGGCGGAGAAGTACAACACACAGGCGTTGTCCCCTTCCTTAAAAAGTTTGAAGCAACTGTACGATGCTGCACTCAAAACGGGATCCGAGGTGGTTCAGCTACAGTCCACTTTCCTATCTGGCATCAAGAAATCCAAGATATCCTAGTATTAAAGAATAACAAAGGAACCGAGGATAATCGTGTTCGTAAGTTAGACTATAGTATCCAAATCTCTAAACTCTTCTATGAACGATTCATCCGCAACGAAGACATCTCTCTCTTCTCTCCGCACGATGTTCCTGGTTTGTATGATGCTTTTGGCACTGATGGATTTGACGAGTTATATGTATCTTATGAACGAAATGAGTCTGTTCCAAGAAAAACTATTGGCGGTCAAGAACTATTTCTTTCACTCCTGAAAGAACGTGCCGAAACTGGTCGTATTTACATTATGAATATTGACCATTGTAACTCTCACTCATCTTTCTTGGATAAAGTTGAGATGAGTAACCTCTGCCAGGAAATCACTCTGCCCACCAAACCTCTTCAACATATTGATGATACTGATGGTGAAATTGCTCTTTGCATTCTTTCTGCTATCAATGTTGGCAAAATCAGGGATCTTGAGGATCTTCAAGTTCTTTGCGATCTTGCTGTTAGGTCTCTTGATGAACTCATTGATTTTCAGGGATACCCCGTCAGAGCGGCAGAAATCGCCACCAGAGCACGTCGGTCACTTGGGGTAGGGTTTATTGGTCTTGCCCATTATCTCGCCAAGCATGGCGAGCACTATGACGATCCTGGTGCCTGGAAACTGGTACATGATCTGACTGAGGCATTCCAGTACTATCTCATTCAGGCGACTGTTGATCTTGCAAAAGAAAAAGGTGCTTGTGAATATTCGCATCGCACCAAATATGGTCAAGGAATTCTTCCGATTGATACATACAAGAAGGATGTGGATGAAATCGTTCCAAACGAATTGAAGTATGATTGGGAGTCTCTTAGAGCACAGGTTCTACAATACGGGGTACGGAACTCAACATTGTCCGCACAGATGCCATCGGAGAGCAGTTCCGTTGTGTCAAACGCAACCAATGGAATCGAACCACCTCGCGGATACTTGTCCATTAAGAAGTCGAAGAAGGGTCCACTCAAGCAGATTGTTCCCCAATATCAAACTCTTAAGAACAACTATACGCTGCTGTGGGATATGCCTAGCAATCGCGGGTACATTCATATTGTTGCTGTTATGCAAAAGTTCTTTGATCAAGCGATTTCTGGAAACTGGTCCTATAATCCAGAAAATTACCCAGATAATGAAGTTCCTACTTCAGTAATGGCACAGGACCTTTTGACTACATATAAGTACGGCTGGAAAACCAGCTACTATCAAAATACACACGACATGAAGAATGATGAGGTTGAAGAAACCCGTCAGTCTCTTGAGAATTTAATTTCCGATATTCTAGATTCAGAGGAGGAAGATTGTGAGTCTTGTAAGATTTAAAACAGGTTTAGAGGGTAAATCAGTGGTTGAGTCAATGACTGTTTTTAACCCCAACGAAGTAGACACCAAAAAGCAACCAATGTTTTTTGGTCAACCATTGGGAATTCAAAGATATGATTCTTACAAGTATCCAATTTTTGATAAATTAACAACACAGCAATTGGGTTATTTCTGGAGACCCGAAGAGGTATCTCTTCAAAAAGATCGTAGCGACTATCATATGCTACGCCCAGAACAAAAACACATCTTTACCAGCAACCTGAAATATCAGGTAATGCTGGACTCAGTTCAGGGTCGTGGTCCTGGTATGGCGTTTGCTCCATACTGTTCATTGCCTGAACTGGAAGCGTGTATGAAAGTATGGGAGTTTATGGAAATGATCCATTCCCGTTCATACACTTATATCATCAAGAATGTTTACTCAGATCCATCTGAAGTTTTTGATACAATCTTAAAAGAAGATCGCATTATGGAACGTGCCGTGAGTGTAACTCAGGCATACAATGACTTTATCAATAATGCTCATCATTATGATAATTCAAATGAGTGGGTCCACGCTTTGGAACAAGTACCCTACGCGAAAGAAGCAAGGTATGAACTCAAAAGAAAACTTTTCAGAGCAGTTGCAAACGTTAATATTCTTGAAGGTATTCGCTTTTACGTCAGCTTCGCTTGTAGTTTTGCGTTTGGCGAGCTCAAGCTTATGGAAGGAAGTGCAAAAATCATCTCACTGATTGCCCGTGATGAGAACCAGCATCTGGTTATCACTCAGAACATTCTGAACAAGTGGAAAGAAGGTGATGACCCAGAGATGGCACAAATTGCCAAAGAAGAAGAGCAATGGTTTTATAAAGCATTTGAGAATGCTGTAGACCAGGAAAAACTCTGGGCAGAATATCTGTTTAAAGATGGATCAATGATCGGTCTAAATGACAAACTGTTACAGCAGTATGTTGAGTGGATTGCAAATCGTAGAATGAAGGCAATTGGACTGAAACCACTTTATGATATTCCTGCAAAGAATAATCCTCTTCCTTGGACTGAGCATTGGATTTCTTCAAAGGGTCTTCAAGTTGCCCCACAAGAAACCGAAGTTGAATCGTACATCGTTGGAGGAATCAAACAGGATGTTACCAAAGATACTTTCTCAGGATTCCAACTATGATGAATGGTGCGAACAGGCAATCCTGAACGCATACCAGGAAGCAGCAGAGTGTGATGAGTTTCTATTTGGGGACTACAACTACTCTGAAGAATGGCTAGGTAAATGTCATGATGATGTAAAATGAGGATCTTTGACCCTCTTTTTTTATAAATACTCACAGGAATTCCTGTAAGTATAAAAATGTTAGGGTCTGATCTAAAAGCACTATACGATTCTTATCAAGATATGTATGAAGAGGGGGATGGAATCTCCTGTGAAATGATTGAAGATATCGTAGAAGAACTCGTTGAAGAATGTGTAGAGTTTGGATACACTATTGATGAAGCGACTACTGCTGTGGCAAATGCAGCAATTCTTTATATTGATGAAGCAAAGGTCACCTATGGTAGTGACACCGAAAGCCCAGAGCAGCGTCGTGAGCGTGCTAAGGCAAAAGTTGGTGAAAAGAAAGCAGCAGCACGTAAGGCAGCAGTAAAGACCGCTGTAGGGCGTGCTAAGGCAAAGGCAGTTGGTGCCGCTGCTGGTGCTAGTATTGCTGCTTCAGTCGCCAAGGACACTGCTAGAAGAGCAGCAAGAACTGCTGTTCATAAGGTTTCCTACGGAGCCCAGAAGAAGAAGGAGCAAGTCAAGAGTGGTGTTAAGAGTCTGATTGGAAAGGGTCTTCGTAAGGCAGCAGGAGCGGTTGGAAAGGTCGCTCAGAAGGCAGCAGGTGCTGCTTCAAGACTTGGTGAGGAGGTTGTTGGTGAGCAAAATGCAGGTCCAAGTACACCCGTAAAGTTCGATTCTCATATGGGTCAACTTGTTCCTAATCAAGGAGCAGGTAGAGTTGGTGCTGTTCGTCTTAAGCCAGGAATGGGTTTAAAGAAAGGTGGAACAGTAAAAGAAGCAAGTTTTGATATTGATCCTGCTGCTCACAGACAACAGCAAAAGATTCAGAAAGCAACTAATCTCCAACAAGCAACAAAGGGTGCTGAATCTTCAGCAGCAGGAGCTGCTGTTAAGAGATTAGGTGGATCTGGTGTTACTCTTCCACTTGCAAACTCCTACGAACCAGAAGATATCTATGACCTGGTAATGGAATATCTGTTGCAAACAGGTCAGGCAGAAACAATTTCTGAGGCACAATATATTATGTCTCAAATGGATCTTCAAATGATTCAATCAATTGTTGAGCAACAAGTTCCAGTCACTCCAACAAAAAAAGCAACTTGGGATCAAGGACAAAGATTAAAAGATCCAAGAGCACAAAAAGTTTATGATCGCATGACTGGACCAAATCCAGTAAAACTTTCTCCTGCTTGATAACGTTATCCTAACATAATTTAAGCACCTCTTGACAGAGGTGCTTTTTTATTGCTAGAATCGCTTTGCTAGGGTTGAAGATAAATAATAGCTCATAAAGTTCTTTAGTATGAGCTATGAAAACCCTTGGAGATTCAATGGGGAAATTTTTGAG